CAAAAAGTTCTGCCGGATATGATTTCTGTTGCCGCGAAGAACGCCACCATCCGCGCAGTGGAAGCCGCACAGGAAAAGACCCCGCCCACAGCAGACAGCCTGAGCGGCATCAACACCCGCACCGGTGAACTGAAGCAGCATTGGGCCACGGACAGCAAGATCATCCCGGAGCAGCAGGCCGGGCAGTATGTCACCGAGCTGAATAATAACAAAGAATATGCTTCTTTTGTGAATGACGGCCACCGGATGGACAAACATTTTGTGCCCGGCCTGTATGTGAACCCTGCTTCCGGCCTGCTGGAATATGACCCCAGCCGGAAAGATGAGGTGGGCATCATGGTGGGCACCCAAACGCAGTACGTGGAAGGCTTGCACATGACCGATGCTGCCCAGCAGGCTTACGAAGAAACGCTGCAGGCGGAACTGGAAAGAACCGGCAGAGAGCTGGAAAGGATTCTGAGATGAACTTTACAGTTACCACCATTGCACGTTCGCTGGCGGCACATCTCGCGCCTGTCCTGCCCGGTGTGCAGATGCTTGAAGATCCCGCCCAGCAGGGTGTAGAACCGCCCTGCATGTTCCTGCAGCAGCGGTATTCCAACATCAAACCGCACCCGGGTGGGCGCTGGCTGCGCACCATCGGCGTAGACCTGACCTATCTGCTGGATTACAACCTGCCTGACCTGCAGCAGCAGTACAGTGCCGCCGCAGAAACCTTAGACCTCTGCATGGAGGTGTTTCCCTATACCGATGGTACAGACACCGCCCTGCTGCGGGCCTATGACCGCAAGACAGACATTGATTCCGACGGTTTGCATTACAAATTCGAGCTGCGTATTTTTGTGGAAAAGCCCGAAGATGCTGTAAAGATGCAGACCCTGAGCATCGATCAGAAGGTGGATAAATGAAAGAAAAAGAAACCCAGTATCGCCGTGAAGTTCTGCTGAAGGACCCGCGTTTTGCGAGATATCAGCCGGACTTTCTGGCTGCGGTACTGAACAAACCGTATTACACCCTCGCAGAGGCGCAGGCCGCTGTGAAAGATTTTTGGAAGGAGTGACCCGCTATGGCAGCAGGTGGAACCTTTACCGTACAAAACAAAGTCCGGCCGGGCGTTTACTTTCGCTTCCGGTCGAAGAACAAACAGGATCTGACCGTCGGCGACCGCGGCATTGCTGCGCTCTGTGAACCTCTGCATTGGGGTCCGACGGCCAAAGTGATTGAGATCGATGCCGGTGCCGACATGACCGTGTACACCGGTTATGATATTACTGCGCCGGAAAACCGGTTTCTGACCGAGATCTTCAAGGGCACCAACCGCACGGCAGCGCCCCGCAAGGTACTGCTGTACCGTCCCACGGCCAGTGGTGCCGTAAAAGCCACCATGGAGATCGCGCCGCTGACCGCTACCGCAAAGTATGTGGGCGTACGCGGGAACGATATCTCCGTCGTTGTGACGGCGCTTTCCTCGCCGGAAGGCAGCTTTGAGGTCTCAACTGTAGTGGATGGTGAGATCAAAGACCAGCAGACCGCCAAGACGGTGGAAGAACTGGCTGCAAACAGCTGGGTGGACTGGAGCGGCACCGGCGCTCTGACTGCCAATGTAGGAACTGCCCTGACCGGCGGAGAGGACGGCGTGGTAGCAGCTTCGGCTTACAGCGCATTCCTGACCGCCATTGAGCCCTACAAGTTCGATGTGCTGATCTACGATGGCGCGGACAACACGGCGCGTACCGCGATGGAAAGCTTCATCAAGCGGGTCAATACCGAGACGGGCCGCTATTCTCAGCTGGTGGAATCCGGCAGCACCAATCCTGACACCCGCTATATCGTCAACGTGGATTCCGGCGCTGTTCTGGATGATGGCACAACCCTGACCCCGCAGCAGGTGTGCTGGTGGGCAGGCGGCGCACTGGCTGCAGCCACCTATGGCGAAGACCTGACCAACGCCGTCTATCCCAATGCTGTGGACATCTCTCCCCGGCTGACCCACAGCCAGTACGTGGATGCCATCAATTCCGGCAAGTTCGTCCTGAATGCCGATGATGGTACAGTCCGCGTGGAGTATGATATCAATTCTCTGGTCACCTACACTTCGGAGATCGGCGAGGTGTACCGCTACAACCGTACCATGCGGCTGTGCAACACCATCGCCAACGACCTGTATTCTCAGTTCTCCAAGAACTATGTGGGCATTGTGGACAACACCGATGCGGGCCGCATGGAGTACAAGAGCGCCGTCGTGAAGTACCTGACCCAGCTGCAGGCATCCGGTGGCATCCAGAACTTTGATGGCGAAACCGATGTCACCGTTGAGAAGGGCGATGCCAAGGACGCGGTGCTTATCACGCTGGCGATCGAAGCCGTGGGCAGCACCAACAAGATCTACATCACGCTGGATGTGGCGTAAGGAGGGATTTTAATGTATTTGCTTGCACAGGACACCCTGAACGGTGCCGAAGGCAAAATCACCGTCACTCGTGATGGCCGCATCACAGAGATCTGCGGCATGAAAAACATCAAGACTGTGGCTGGCATTCAGACCTCGGACATGAAGACCATCGGCACCCGCACGGTGCAGAAAAAGGCCAATGGTGTCACGCAGACCGGCACCGGCAATGTCTACTTTGGTTCCAACGGCAGCAACCTGTTCACTGATATGCTGCTGCAGTATATCAACACTGGTGTAATGGAAACCTTTGATATCACCATCACCAACAACGACCCCACGGCCAGCGTGGGCGATCAGGTCATGGGCTATTATGGCTGTATGCTGACCGGTGAGATCCCGCTGTCCATCCTGAACGACGACGAAGCAATGCTGAACTATGACTTCAATTTCAGCTACACCAAGGTAAACCGTCTGAAAGCATTTTCCGACCCGGTCAATCTGGGCAACTGATAGGAGGTATTCTTTATGAGCGCACTTTCCGCATTTCTGCATCCCGCTGTTCCTACGGAAGAAAAGGAGCTTGTCATTTCCAAGCGCTTTCTCGGCGCAGATGGCAAACCTGTTCCGTTTAAGATCCGCGCCCTGACCCAGGAAGAAAATTCTTCCCTGCTCAAGGCATCCACCCGCAAGAAAAAGGTAGGCCAGCAGTGGCAGGACGAGATGGATGCCAACGAATATTCCAGCCGCATGATCGTGGCAGCAACGGTATTCCCCGACTTTCACAGCGCTGAGCTGTGCGAAAACTATAACACCAAAGATCCTGTCCAGGTCCCCGGCAAGATGCTGCTGTCCGGTGAGTTCCTCAAACTCATCACCGCCATCAACGAACTGTCCGGCTTGGATGAAGGCCCGGACGAAGAAGCAAAAAACTGATCGCCGGGGACCTCTGGGATATTGATGTTCTGACAGCTTACTACTGTTTTGACAATCTCGGCTGGTCCCCCGGTCAATACGATTCCCTGCCGGAGCGTGAAAAGGCTCTGGTCCGGGCATTTGCTTTGCGTACAATGGAAAAGCGCTTAAAAGAATCCCGACAGATGCAGGAGGCTGGACACAGTGGCTGATATCCATTCAAGGTTCATTCTGGACGATCAGGCTTCTAATCCGCTGGCCGGGTATATCACAGTCGCGAAGAATGCGGCTTCTGCCACCACCGCTGCACAGCGCCAGCTGAAAAGCTATGAATCCGCACTGCGGAGCACAGAGCTTGCTTCTGCTAAGGCAACTGCGGCCTTTGAAGCCAGTGCTCAGCAGCTGGATACCATGCGCGCTGCCGGTGAAGCGGGCACCGCTGCGTACAAACAGCTTGAGACCCAGAACGAACGCCTGCGTCTGAAAGTGGAAGCACTGGATACGCAAACCGGTATCCTCACCGGAAAGGCCCGCGAAGCGCAGGCTGCGGCGGAAAAAGAAGCCGCTGCATTTAAAGATCAGGCCGATGCTGCTGAAAAAGCATCCAAAAGCACCAAAGAACTTTCGGACAACCAGAAAAACGCCATATCTTCCGCTGATGCTCTGGCAAGCGCTGTGAAGCGGCTCGCTGCTTCTTACCTCAGTATTCAGGGACTGAAAAAAGCCGTAGACCTTTCAGACGGCTTGGTTTCTACCCGTGCCCGGCTTGACCGCATGAACGATGGCCTGCAGACCACGCAGCAGCTTGAGACCATGATCTATCAGTCCGCGCAGCGTTCCCGCGGCAATTTTATGGACACCATGGGGCTGGTTTCACAGTTGGGTACTATGGCGGGCAGCGCATTTGGCAACACAAAGGAGATCGTTCAGTTTGCAGAACAGTTGAACAAACAGCTTGCGCTCTCCGGCGCATCCGGGCAAGCTGCGCAGGCTGCAATCCTTCAACTGGAACAGGGCCTTGCGTCCGGCGTGCTGCGCGGCGATGAACTGAACAGCGTCATGGAACAGGCACCGGCCATTGCAAGATCCATTGCGGACTATCTGCAGGTGGATATGGGCAAGCTGCGCGAAATGGGTGCACAGGGGCAGATCACCGCCGCCATTGTAAAAAACGCCATGTTTGCAGCCGCAGCAGAGACCAACGCTGAATTTGCCAAAACCCCAATGACTTGGGCGCAGGTTTGGACGGTGGCTTCCAACGCTGCCATCCGTGCCCTTGACCCGCTGCTGTCAGCCATCAACTGGGTAGCGAACAACATCCAGACGGTCGTCCCCATTGTAATTTCTCTGGGAACCGCCTTTGGTGTGCTGCTGATCGCCGCCAACTGGACGAACATTCTGGCATTTGCTTCTGAGAAAGCCGCTGCCGCACAGGCATTTCTCAATGCCGTCATGGCCGCAAACCCGGCCGCACTGGCCGCTGCCGCCGTTCTGGTGCTGGTAGCTGCCCTGTATGCAGGTGTTGCTGTGATGAACCACTTTGCAGGCACAAGCGTTTCCGCTACAGGTATCATTACGGGCGCATTTGCTGTGATGGGTGCATTCGTGTTCAACAGTGTTCTGGTTCCCCTGCAGAATGGATTTGCCATGTTTGCAAACTTTGTGGGCAATGTGTTCACGAACCCGGTCGCAGCTGTGAAAGTTCTGTTCTATGATATGGCAATCACCGTTTTGCAGTATATGCAGAATATTGCGTCCGCTGTTGAGGGGCTTATCAACATGATCCCCGGCGTGACGGTCGATCTGACCAGCGGCCTGGGCGGCTGGATCACCGATCTTGCCAAAAAACGGAGCGATGAGATCCAGAACAGCGGCTATACCGAGTATGTGAAGCCGTGGGAGAACATGGATCTCGGCAGCGCCTACACCAGAGGATATGATTGGGGTTCCAACCTCAGCCTTGGCAACCTGTTCGGGCCGGGCGGTCTTGGCGATCTGGGCGTTCCGCAGGCAGCAGATGTCAATTCCCTGCTGAATAATGTTGGCGCAATTAAGAACAACACCGGTAAGATCGCAAAAACGGTTGATCTTTCAGATGAGCAGCTCAAGATGATGGTTGATATTGCGGAACGTAAATTCGTGAACAACATCAACCTCACCTCGCAGGCCCCGGTCATTACTGTTCAAGGCCAGAACACCGGAAACACTGAAGCCGACCGCCAGAGCCTTGCCGATCTTCTGGGCGACCTCATTATGGAGCGCGTGCAGAGTGGCAGTGTCGTTGCGGTCAATTAAGGAGAATGTATGCCGAGCCTTTACCGCATTTATTTTTCACGGGACAGCACCGTGCTGTCCCTGCCCATCAACCCGGAAAAGCTTCCGGAGACCAAAGAATCCGACAATGGCGAGTATAATGTGCTTGGCCTTGGCCCTGTCATGCAGCCGCGCACGCCAAAGCTGCGTAAGGTAACGATCTCCGGTCTGTTTCCCGGACGCAGGCTCCCATGGATGAGCGCGGCCGTGTTTTTACCGCCATCGGTGTACATTACGTTTTTCAAGAGCGCAATGGATCAGAAAAGGCCCATCGTCTATACGCCGGTGCGCTATTATGAGAACGGCACCCCGTTTCTGGGTGGCGGCATGGGTTTTGAGTGCCTTGTTACCAGTTTCAAGACCGAGGAGCGCGGCGGCGAGACCGGCGACTTTTACTTTGACCTGACCATTACTGAATACAAGGACTTTTCACCGCAGAAGGCTGTTCTGCAGGGCAGCAGCGGAAACTTCTCGCCTGCAGCCACTACGGCATCCTCTGCGCTGAACACTGTCACGCGGGCGCTTTCTGCCGCTGCTGTCGCAACGTCTACTGTCAGTGCTGTAAAAGTGATCCTTACTCCAGCACGCAGCATCCAAAGCAGCAAACTCTATGTGGGTGCCCAGCGTAAGGCAAACGGGAAATATTACAGCACCAGCACTGCACCAACACCTGCCGGCACGCTCAGCGGCCAGCAGGTGCAGGTACGGCGCATCGTATCCCGCACAAACCCGCATCCGTATTGCGTGCAGGATCTTTCCGGGGTGGTATTCGGCTGGATGTCCGCTTCTGACCTCACGGAGGTGAACCGGTGAGCTATGAACTGATCGTGGGCCGCAAAACGCCCGGAGACCTGCTAAACCTCACTAACAGCGTAACAACCGCAAGCTGGATCACCCAGCGCACCGGGAATCCCGGCAAGCTTACCTTCACCTATCTGCGCACGCCGCAATCCAAAATCGAAGAGGGCGACGTTGTACGGTTTTCCGCAGATGGAGAACTGCAGTTTTATGGATGGGTATTCAGCCGCGGGCAGGACCGTTGGGGGCCTGTGGATGTGGTCTGCTATGACCGGCTGCGCTACCTGAAAGCAAATAACAGCTACACATTTTATGCCCAGAGCGCCGCCGACATTATCAAGCAGATCTGTGAAGACCTGCAGGTAGATGTGGGCACGCTGGACGATACCGGCTACAAACTCCCCTCCCTCGTGATGCAGGATAAAAGCTGCATCGACATCATCAATACTGCCATCCAGAAGACCTTGCTGAATACCGGCACGGTCTTTGTTTTTTACGATTCTGGAGATGGTGTTGCTCTGCGCTCTGCAGCTGATATGAAGAGCGACTACATCATCGGCGAAAAGAGCCTGATGACCAACTACAGCTACAACACGTCCATTGACTCCCAGACCTACAACAGCATCAAGCTGGTGCGTCCGAACAAGGAGACCGGCAAGTCCGATGTTTTTATCCGAAAGGATTCGGACACCATTGCCCGCTGGGGCTTGCTGCAGCTCTATCAAAAGGTGGACGAAGCGGCCACAGACGCACAGGTCAAGGAGCAGGCAAAGGTCAGTCTGGAGTATTACAATCGCGTTCTGCAGCAACTCAAATTCACCTCGCTGGGTGTCAATAGCCTGCGGGCGGGACAGCTTCTTCTGGTCAATATCAATGATCTTGACGGCGACCCGTTCCGCAAGTATGTCATGCTGGAAAAGGTCTCTCATACGTGGGAAAACGATCTGCACACCATGGAACTGGAAGCAAAAGCTCTGTAAGGGAGGGAAATCTTTTGGACATCGTGGAAGCACTTTTGCAGCTGAACCGGGTTGCCGGAGACGTTGACCAGCCCACCGATCTGCAGATCGGCACCGTGGTAAAGGCCCCGCCCGATGATGATGTGCTGGAAATCTCCATCAACACGGAAATGGCTACACTGCGGCAGGATATTCTCTACCTTGCAGAGCCGGTCATTGAAAAGAAGATCCCGCTGCTGAAACACCGGCACGCCATGCCCCATATACACGCTGGTGTTCACGGCAGCACAGGCGGCCCATCGGAGCCTTACACTGGTTATTCCCTGCTCTCAGGGGGCGCAGACAGCTCTGTACAGAGCGAGGACATCAAAGGCTGGGAGAATGGAAAAGTCCTTTCACTGAGCAAGGATAAGAAATATATCATCCTCAACCCTGCCCTGAAAGCCGGTGACAAGGTGCTTCTTCTGCGTGTGCAGCGTGGCCAGAAGTTCGTCGTGTTATCTCGTGTATATGAAGGTGGTGATTAAATGGCCGTATTGCCGGAAAACAGCATCGATTTATCGGGCGGCGTTGAGTTTGTCGCTCAGCCTTCCCTGACATGGAAGATCGACCGTGCAGCTGGACGTATCGCCGGAACATGCGACGGCTATGATGCCGTAAAGCAGGCAGTGGAGATCATCCTGAACGTAGAGCGCTATCGCTGGCAGATCTACCAGCCAACAAGCGGTATGCAATGGGATGGGCTGGTCGGACAGGAGGCCGGTTATGTTGCCGCAGAACTGCAGCGCCGTCTGCAGGATGCTCTGCTGACAGACGACCGCATCACGGGGTTAAAAAACTACGAATACAGCATCGACGGGCAGAATTTGACGGTGAGTTTTACCGTCGAAACAGTCTACGGCGATGTTAAGACCGGAACGGAGGTGAAATTCTGATGCAGAACTTTTCAGATGCAACCTACAAAAACATCCTCGACTACATGCTTTCACTGGTGCCGGATACCTATGATAAGCGCGATACCAGCCCTATCCAGACTTCCCTCGGCCCGGCAGCCTACGTGCTTGAGGGCTTTTATCTGAGCCTCGACCTTGTGCAGAAACAGGCGTTCGTCCAGACAGCCTCCGGCGATTCGCTGGATCTTCTGGCAGTGCTGGCCGGTATCACCCGCAAGCAGGCTTCCGCCGCTGTAAAGATTGGCATCTTTGACTGTGCTGTCCCGATCGGTGCGCGGTTCTCAACGATCAACGGCACCGAAAGTATCAATTTTGTGGTTATCTCCACCATCACGGAGGGAAGCACCTACCGTCTGCAGGCTGAGACTGCCGGTGATATCGGCAACCGATACTCCGGCCCTGTCCTGCCGATCGATTCCATTGAAGGATTGAACAGCGCTCAGCTGACGGATCTGCTGATCCCTGGTGAAAACACCGAAGAGGATGAGCCTTTCCGCGCGAGAATCATTGAACGTCTGAACAGCCGCAGCTTTGGCGGAAACGTGGCACAGTACGTTGAGGAGATCGAAGCGATAGACGGCGTGGGTGCTGTGCAGGTCTACCCCGTGTGGGATGGCGGCGGCACGGTGTGCTGTTCCATCTTGGGAGCCGACTTCCTTCCTGCGTCCAGTGAGCTTGTGCAGGTGGCGCAGAACGCTATCGATCCACCGCCCGGTCAGGGGCTTGGCCTTGGGCTTGCGCCCATCGGTGCGCAGGTGACCGTCACAGCGCCGCAGACAGTGCCTGTAGACATTTCTGCCACGCTGACCCTTGCATCCGGACACGAACTTGAAACCGTACAGCAGCCTGCGCAGGACGCTGTCAGTGCCTACCTGCTGCAGATTCGTAAAAACTGGGATGTCAATATCAGCAGTACGGCCATTGCCTACTCGGCAGAGGTGTATCTTGCTCGTGTCCTTGCCGCGCTCATCTCTCTTGATGGGGTCGTCAATGTTTCGGCTCTGACGCTCAATGGGATTGCTGCGGACATGGCGCTGCAGCAGACCGGTGATTTGCAGCAGGTTCCGGTGCTGGGGAAGGTGGAACTACATGGAACTTGACCTGAACCATGACCTGCATTCCCTTTTGCCGCCTTTTTACCGGGAAATTGCGGAATACCAGCAGGTCTGTGACGCTGAAAAAGCACAATTTTCCCGGACAGCTGATAGTGTACGGGTCATCGGGCAGAACTTTTTTGTCCAGACCATGGATGTGGATTCTGTGCAGAAATGGGAACAAGTCCTGCATATCCGGGCAAAGCCTTTGACCGAAACGCTGAGTTTTCGACGGCAGCGCATTCTGTCGCGTTTGTGCACCCGCCCACCCTTTACACTTGCATTTCTGTACCAACAGCTCGACACGTTACTGGGCGTTGGCCGGTGGACATGCCGCGTGGATTATCCGGCTTACCTGCTGACCATCGGCACTCACGTTGAAGATAAGCTTCACCGCGAAGAACTGATCCACATGGTAAACCAGATCAAGCCTGCGCATATCGTGTTCGGAATGTATCTGTTCTGTGACCCCGTAGAAGCATATGCCTACATTGCCGCCGCACCCTGCGGCACAAGCATCCTTGCATCGGTGCGGATGCCTGAAATCAAAAAGGAGGACACGCAATGAGTTGGGAAACGCTGGCTTATACCGATGCCGGCATTGAGCTGCTGATGGATGCCGTATCGGGCAAGCAGCTCACGATTACGCAGGCTGTCGGAGGAAGCGGTCTTGCAAATGCCGCTGTGCTCCACGCGCAGACCGACGTCACCGGCGAGCGGCATGCGCTTGAGCTGCTGGGCATCAAGTCTGTTGAAGAAAACGGCAGCGCTGCCCGCCGCGTGAAGATTCGCATTACCGGCGCGGAGGATACCTACACCCTGCATCAGATTGCCCTCTTCGGGCGGCAGACCGGGGCGGCAGAAGATACGCTCCTGCTCCTCGTGCAGGATGACCGCGGTGTCGAGATCCCGGCGGCTTCCACCGATCAGGAGTTTGAGTTCGTTTTCACTGTGGTGATCGCGATTTCCCGGGATGCGGAGATCTCGCTCAATCTGAGCGCTGAGATGCAGAGCTTGCAGCTGTTTGTCGAAGAGCGGATTCAGGAGCACGACCTGTCCCCGGAGTCTCACAAAGACTTGCGCATCGCCGCTGCAAAGATGCAGGCGGATATCGATATCCTTCAATTGAAGATCGCGACCAACGTAACGGCAAATCCGTTCTCCGTCACCTTTGAGTCGCTGGACGGCTTGACCGTTGCCGGCGTTTGGAACGCCGATCTGGCAAGGATTGAATTTTGAGTAAGGAGGTGAATTTTTATGGCAAATGTAAGATTAGGCGCAAAGGCCGTTGGCAGCACCGTTAAAATCAAAGTGAACGGTACGGTCGAGGACTTTATCATTATCCATCAGGGCAAGCCGTCCAGCGTCTATGACGATAGCTGCAACGGTACTTGGCTGCTGATGAAGGACATCTACGAAAAACGCCAGTGGAATAGCTCGAACACTAACGACTACGCCAACAGCACCATCCACTCCTACCTGAACAGCACATTCCTAAACCTTCTCGAGTCGAACATCAAGAACGCCATCAAGCAGGTAAAACTCCCGTACCGCAAAGGCAGCGGCTCGTCCAAGACCGTTACCAGCGGCTCGAACGGCCTGTCTGCGAAGATTTTCCTGCTCAGTGCGGCCGAAACGAGTTTCAACCACGTCTATATGCCGAGCGGTGAAGGCACAGAGCTGGCCTATTTCAAGGGTTGTGCGGACGATAGTTCAGATTCTAAGCGTGTCGCAAATTTCGGCCGCTGGGCCGACTTCTGGTGGCTCCGCTCTCCGAGCTGCAGCGGCTACTCCACCTACGTCCTGTACGTCAGCTCCGATGGCGGCTTGGACGACTACGGCGGCTCCAGCGGGTACGGCATCCGCCCCGCTTTTGTACTGCCCTCTACTCTCTTGGTGTCTGACGATGGCACGGTCTCGACTAACACCGCGCCCTCGACTCCGTGGAACATTTCCGTTCCTTCGTCCATCATGGGCGGCACGAACATCTCGATCTCGTGGGCAAAAAGCTCTGATGCTGAGAGCAATCTCGCCGGCTACAAGGTAGAGCGTTCGACCAACGGCGGCTGGTCGTGGAGTCTGATTTATCAGGGTACGGCCACCAGCACCACGACCAACGTCGCCTTCGGCACCACGTCCGTGATGTACCGCGTCAAGGCATACGACACCGATGGTCTGGAGTCTGGCTGGCGAACCAGTTCGCAGGTAACGGTGGTCAACAACAACGCCCCGTCTGCGCCGCCGTCCATCGCGGTGCCGAAGGATGTCAAGGGCGGCAGCACGCTGGTGATCTCGTGGACTGCGGCCAGTGACAGCGATGGCAACCTGAGCGGCTACATTCTGGAGCGCAGCACCGATGGTGGCTCCGCCTACACGCAGGTGTACAAGGGCAACGCGCTGACCTACACCGACACCATCACCAACGGCTGGTCCACCGTGATGTATCGGGTCAAGGCATACGACACCGAGGGCCTGGAGTCTGGCTACACCACGTCCGCTATACGCACGGTCAGATACAATGTGGCCCCGGCCATCAACGCCAGCTCTACGAGCTTGGGGGAGAAGAACGCACCCTTCAATTTCGGCTACACCGTTACCGATGCTGACGGCGATACCCTGACCGTCACCGAAAAGCTGGACGGCAAGACCACTGCCACCCGCACCGGCATTGCAAGCGGCACGGCCCTAACCTTTGAACAGGCCGCCGATGTTGCCGGATTCCAGCGCATCCTGAACGGCAACCACACCCTGACGGTTGAGGCGAGGGACGGCAAGGAGACCACCAGTGCATCCGCAACCTTCACCAAGGCCGTCCACGCCGCAAGTGTGACCCTGACCACCCCGCTGGCCGTGGATGGTGACATTACTGTGGCGATCTTGCAGGTGTCCGGATTCATCCCGAATGATGCCGCGTTCAAGGCGGAAGCAACCAACAACGCGCTGGATGATTCGCCGGTCTGGCAGGACGTGACGGCAGAAGTCCGCAAGGGCATGAACATCGTCTTTGAAAATCAAACCGCTTCTGCCGGAGCGGCGTTCAATTTCCGCATCAGCGTGGAGCGCGGCGCAAGCGGCGAGGGCGGCTATATCGATTCTGTTTCCGGCGCATTCCAGTAAGGAGGACACCATGATTCAGTGGAAAAAGGACAATCTGACCACCCGGCAGGAAAAGGAAACTGCCGCCAAGAAGCGGCAGGAGCATGAACAGCTGCCCGACCGTGTGGCTGAAATGGAAGATGCCCTGTGCGAACAGGATGCGGCCAACGACGAGCGCATGAGCACCATCGAGCAGGCTCTTTGCGATCTGGATGAAGCCATCAACGCCAACAAGGAATAACAGGAGGTAAAGGACTATGGATAAGATTTGGGCAAACCGTTTGATCGCTGGCACTAAGACTTGGGCTGAAATGCCCATCAGCCGCCGCGTTGCAGTCAAGAAGGTTCTGGCCGAGCGCGTGGAAAGCGGTGAAATTACCGCCGACGACTACAAGAACATCACGGGCGAAGACTATGCGGGCTGACCTGCGTAAAAGCTGCTGGCCCGCAGGAGGTAAACCAAAATGAACCTGAAAGATATCTGGGCAGCATGGGGGCCTGTCATGGTCACGCCTGCCGTCATTGTTCTGCTGTCTCTTGTGGAGATTGCTCCCATCAAACTCAACCCGTGGTCAGCTATTATTGGATTTTTAAGCAAAAACCTAAACGCCGATGTAACGCAGCGTCTTGATGCAATGCAGCAGCGGTTGGAGGAAATGCAAAAGAAGCTGGACGAACATGTTGTTACCGATGATGACCGAGAAGCTAGATCGTGGAGAACGCAAATTTTGCGTTTCAATGATGAACTGATACATGGGGTTCGTCACACAAAAGAGCACTTTGACGAAATGCTCGACATCGTGCATGACTATGAGGACTACTGCCAAAAGCACAAAAATTTCCCGAATGGCAAGTGCGTCCATGCCATCGACAATATCAACCGCGTTTACGATGAGCTTTTGGAAAGTCATGATTTTCTGTGAAAGGGGCTGATTTTATGAGCATCGTAACCTATCAGCGCGGTGACACCACTGCACTGAGTAAAAACTTCACCCGAGACGAGTTCGAGTGCCAGTGCGGTAAGTGCACTGCCCAGATGATCGACACAGAGCTGGTGGACAAGCTGCAGCGCATCCGGGATATACTGGGCGTTCCGCTCAAGATCACAAGCGGCTACCGCTGCATTGTTCACAATGCCAGCAAGGCCGTGGGCGGCAGTCCGAACAGCAAGCACCGCTATGGCATGGCCGCAGACTGGCGCACCCTGAACCGCAATGTGAACCCGGTCGCGCTGGGCATCATCGCGCAGGCGGTCGGCTTTGGCGGTATCGGCATCTACTGGCACCCCAAAGCAGCCATGTGCCATGCGGACACCCGCACAGGCAAGGCGACCTGGCTCTGCACCACGCCCGGACAGTACCCAAGCACGACCTACAATAAGTTCGTGCTTCCCACCATACGCCGGGGCTGTACCGGGGACGCAAACCGCAGCGCCACCATCATGCTCCAGAAACTCCTGAAGCTGAAGGCGGATGGCCTGTTCGGCGAATCCACGGAGAATGCGCTGATGAAGGCGCAGGAGGCACACGGCCTGACCGTGGATGGCATCTGCGGCCCGGCAAGCTGGAAAGCCATTTCCGGCGCGGACAAGTATCTCAAAAAACTGTGAGGTGATGCATCGTGCAGGAAGTTCACATCAACGTCAACCCCACCAATCGCCACCAGCGCAAGAGAAAGGCCACACAGCGCGGTTTTATGGACAAGGCGGTAATCTACTGCCTTTTCATGTGTACCGTGCTGGACACCGCAATTCTTGCCCTCTACTGGCATAGCGCCACCGCCCCGGACAGTCTGGCCATTGCCGCAATGGCCGCGCCGTGGATGGTCGAATTTGGAGCGATGGCAACCATCAAGAAGCACAAGATTACAACCCCGGCAGACGACAGCCAGCCGGACGACAAAACCAAAGGAGAATAACCATGAATGAATTTCTGAAAGTCGCTCTCACTGCCTGCATCCCTGCAATGACCGTCATTTTCGGCTGGGGCCTGAACAAGGGTGTCAGCATTGCAAACGGTTACATCAACAACAAGTTTGCGCAGACCTGTCTCCAGAATGCTGCAAACGCCGTGTTCAACGCCGTCCAGTACGTCAACCAGACCTACGTTGATGCCCTGAAGGAACAGGACAAGTTCGACGAGGATGCACAGCGCATTGCCTACAACCGCGCACTGGCCGCAGCAAAAAAGGCCCTGACGCAGGAGACCATCACCTTCATTAAGGATACCTTTGGCGACCTCGACAGCTACCTGAAGCCGATGATCGAAGCGCAGGTGCGCAGCCAGAAGACCTATATGTGATGGTTTCGCTGAGCCGCGCAGACATACCTTTTTCGTGAGGTGCCGAAAATGGTCTTGGCCTGAGGTGCTTACATTTTGTTAGCATCTGCAAAACATCCCCTTTGGAGGATGAGTTCAACCTAAGAGACCCCAAAAGTCGAACTTAGCCGCCGAATTTGCACTAAAACGGCTATTTTCGAGCATTAAACCCGCTAAAAAGCTGTGTTATTGCAATTCAGCCCATTTTCTGGTAGGATGTTCTCACTTGAAAGGCTACGGCCTTTGTAGAGAGCGGCACTTCCTGTGGGCGGTTCAGCTCTTGATTTTACAAAAAAAAATCCCCTGCTTTGCCGAAGCCCTGCGTTCTACGCGGGGTACTTTGTAGGCAAAGTGGGGGATTTTTTATTTTACAGCAGCTTGTAGTGCTCAGCAAGCAAAAAGCGGACGTATGCCGGGCAGTCGCGCTCGCCCAAGCACCACCCCTGCACCGTGCGCAGAGGGATGCCCGCCTGCTTTGCAAATGCGGTCTGTGACAGGCCGGTACGGCCTACCAACTCCCGCATTGACAGGTGCGCCAGCTCCCAGATGTTGGCCAGCCTTTCCTTCTCAGCGTCCAGATCTACGCACCCGTCGGCATCGTCCGGGATGCTGATTGTAACACTATTGAGGAAGACCTCGAGGGAGGTTGCCGGGTCGGCTGCAATAGCGAACAGTTCTGCGGTAGTATACATAGTTTTCTCCTTTCAAATGCGGTCTTTTGCGGACACGCTGATTTTGCGGATAAAGCCGTCCGGGAACTTCTCACCGTTCCAGAGAGAGCCGAGATCTCCGTCTCCTCCGTTGTCGCGGGGATATTCATAGAAAGCGGTCATGCCGAAGCGGTCATTGGAACGGCGCAGCTTTACGATACGGTCAGGAGCAAGCGCGATCTCCCGGGTGAGCTTGCCGTTTTCGTCCAATGCATCCTCGCACAGCCACTTGAGCGCCGATATAAAATCGTCCATCGTGATGGTGGAGTGGGCTTCCCAGTCCTTAAAAATGCGGCTGTCGCCTGCAAGGACGATTTTCTTTTTAATTTCAAAGTTATTCATAATGCTCTCCTTATTTCACACAAGATGATGATATTAAACGTTTGGAATTGGCCTTTTATTGTCTTTATTATACGCTCATTGTGCGCAAAAGTAAAGGCTTTTTGCAAAATTTTGTGCTCAGTGAGCGTATTTTTTCTTTACATGGGGCGCATACCTTCAAAAACAGGACTACAAGCACCGCATTGTGTAGGCAGACTGCACCACTTGCTACACTGTGGCAGACTTTTCCCGGGAGTACCAGCGCGGCGTGTTTCGACGCTTTACGACGTATATCGACGTAATTGGTAAATTTTAAGTATTTTTCGGTTAGAGTTGACGCATAGAAAGGATGTGTCAACTATGATCGTTTCCGAATTGTCCACTCAGGTCAATGATTTGCTGCGCCCGATGGGCATCACACGCAATCTGAGCGCCTACAGTATCCTGTGCCAGTGTCTTGAGCTGGTCTGTGAGCAGGAAGACCGCCTGCAGGCCGTGGAGAAAGATATCTATACCCCTATCGCCGACCGCAGAGGATGTGAGCCAAAAGCGATTCAAAGCGCTGTCCGCCGGGCAGCTAAAGGTGCATGGCTCACAAACCCGGAGTATGTGCAGCAGCTGGCAGGCTATCCGCTGACCGGATGCCCAAGCGCGGTACAGTTCATTGAAATGCTGTATAATGCGCTGGTGAGAGCAGCCTGA